CCCGTCGCGCCAAATTTCCACCAATCCGGTAGCCCCTGACGAATGAATAACGTGCATTACGTAGGTATGCCATTTACCTTTGTCAAGTCCGCAGAGATCGACCCAGTTACCCATAATTCGTAGATACAGCCGGTCATTCTTAGTTCTTAAACAGAGTGCCGGCGTCTTACCGCCACCTTGGTGCCACTGGGTTATTACTTCGTCGCTGGCATCTTTCTTATAATTAGCACTGTCAAATAGTAACGCGTAGGAATACCACCGGTTAAGGTTGGTAGTAGTTGGAAATGTTACCTCAGCACGGGTGCCGCTGTTGTTCATGGGATCAATATCTCTTAATTCAAACCTAGCCGACTGGTAGCCCCCGTAATGTTTATCCTTTGAGATCGTTATGCCATAGACGGTTGTCGTTTGTTTGCTCGCTGTAATGCCTGACCTGTAGGCAAACAGTGTTGTGCCTTCAGCTGATTCGCTGTAGATGATGTTTTGACTGAACGAGATTATCGGGAGTAGAAATAAAATGAATAGTCGCATGAGAAATAATTTGGATTAGAAAATAGTTTTTATAAGGATGTTGGTTATGGATATACTCTTATCTCGATGGACATGTTGGTGAAATTATCTGTAACCGATCCAGCGTTGTCTGTTACAGATAACGACACAGTGTTCGCGCTCGTGGATGATAACAATCCATTTACAAAACTACCGCTACCATCGCCCTTCTGGCAGATCAGCCATATCTTATTGGAGGTAAACGCCCCGGTTAAAGTCCCTACATAAACGCCGGTACTGCTTCGGGTCCATACAATTGATCCGATCTCATTAGTGCCTAATACCGTAGCTGTTGGTGCGCTTGTACCTGATTGTGATAATAGGGCGGTGTATATTTTTGGCGCTATCCTTTCGCCAATTACACCTGCTGAGCTATATACGGGTGTGGTAGCTGGCGTTACAATTATTGCGCCTGATCCATACGCATCATTTGACATGATGCCCAAATTTGTAATCTTGAAAACTTTCGGTGTTGTATTTATTCTTCCCGTGAACATAAACCCGCTACTGTCTGCTTTAAACTCATTATAATATGAACCATTATGGCCAGCAGCAATAGTTACCTCATTATTAAGTGAATTTATTTCGGAGAATAAATTAGTGCTACTATTATTACTATTCATATAACACGCGCCGGCGGCTGTTCCTAAATTATATTGCGAGGTTCCATTAGTTGTTCTAAAAGTATGATCCCCTGCTCCATGTGAGAAAAAGGAAAAACCATCATTATCTATGTCAGTATTTTCTATCAGAATTCCACCCCACTTAGCAGTACCGCCAGATTCAGTAAGACCGTTTGAGAAGGTATAAGATGAGCCACCACCAGGCGCCGCCGTTAATCTAAAATTCCCCGTAGCTGCGTCTCTATATAAGAACCCGCCGGTAGCAGATGCAGTGCTATCAGCATTAGCGGTGATCATACCTTTTGTATACAGGTCACCATTCCCGCGGATGTGAAATATAGAATCGTTTGCATTGTAATTGTTGTATATAGAAAACATTTTACTTCCATTAGCAAATCCTAATGGGTCGCGGTTAATTTCAATCGCGCCGTTAGAGTATGTTTGCCCGTATCCGTTAGCATCTGAATTAGTTTGCCATATGTACCCATTGGCTCCACTTGTTACGCTAAAGCCTAACGCTCCATTTGCAAGCCCCCCAACTTGTAATTGCTTGCCCGAAACAACAAAACTTTTATTAGCAAGTATGAGCCCGCTACCAGTTCCGGGATTTTGTATGACAATTTCATTATTGCTTACACTTCCTAAAGACAGCGTAGCGACGCCTTGCGCATCCACATATGCAGCCTGTGTTGATGTATCAACCTGCATGCCTATGTGCCATTGTTGCAAATAGCCTGCGCGTGCATAAATAAACGCCGGATTGCTTATAGCTTTTAATTCGAATTTTTGCGCATCAAGTACAGCGTACTCTTTATCATAATGCGGGCTATTGACAATAGGGAAACCCCACCTATTATCTGATGACCTTGTAGTTAAATTAGCAGCTCCATTTTGATCATTTACTGTCCATGACCAATTTCGAACTTCGTCATTTGGATTCATTAAATGCGGCTTTGTAGTTAGCGCATGATACTCGATGTTATTATACCATTTTTGTTCCAAACGTATACTAGCCATAGGTCGATAAGACCCGGTTTGCCCGAATTGAGCTAGTATTAGTACAGGATTTTCTGAGCGTGTTGTGTCGTATAACGCGTTTGCTACTCCACCAAAAAACGGCTGTAAGGTATCTCCACCCCAGCTAGGATCAACCGCCTGTCCAGGTGTACCGTTTGAATGTCGAGGGTATACCATCCACAACTTACCATTGGTATAGTTCCATGCACTATCTTGAAAAAATCCTGTTACCGGTCTGCCATATTGAATGTAATCCTGACTGGTTAGGATCTTATTTTCGGCAGGGTAATATTGAAGGCTGTCGCCTTTAAATCCGCTATTATTAAATTGTAGTGAGTTAGGTGGGCTTCCGGGAGTCCCGCCGCCATTATCACCCGGGCGCAAATATATCCGCCCATTGGGTCCGCTAACCAGCGACTTGTACGATGTGTCTATGGTCTGAGGAAGCGTCCTTATTCTGAAATCAATATTACCGCCAGTTATATTATGCAACACCGCACTGTCATGAAACATATACAACCGGTTAGGGTCAGCCTCTAAGATTACCTGAAGCGTATCTGATTGAACGTATGTTGCATGGCCTGGCGCATGTCCAGCGGCGAACATCTGTGTTAATTGGGGATAAGCATTAAACCCATACGACCGCGTGCTTACTCCATTAGAATGATAATGCCATAGGTACGACGAGGTAGGGGATGATCTAAATTGCCCTACTACTCCCCTGTCAACGCCGGAAGATTGAGCTTTGGAAAACAGGTTATAGTTCGAAAACGAATCGGCTTCGAATGTAAAGTTGTTGAAGTTGAATGAGCGGTTAGCAGTAGTGCTGGCGTCTTCTAGGCCGAAGCGAGCGGGGGTGCCGCCAAATGCAACCCAGTTAGAGCCATTCCACCTGTATACATTACTATCGCATGAGCATGTCATGAAAGCCCCTACCTTTCCTGGCCTTCTCCCTGTTGTGTCGCCGTATGGCATAATCATAGTAGTAGGCGCCCAAATGCGTGGCATCTTCATTCCGTATTGGAATGGGTAGGCTATATACTTTGTTGTATCATCAACTTGGCCAAAGGTGGCGCCGCTTATCAATAATAATATTGCTAATATCCATTTCATCATACTTCTAATTAATTGTTGTTGGTATCTGACAAACATTTTGCGAATACATAAATGTGACCGTAAAGTCGATTATGCACCCTGCCTGTAAGTCGTTTTCGTTTTCCGAGAAAAGGGTAAGGTTATTTTCGGCGCTTATTTTCCAGTCATCATAATTGCCATGATTCATTTGCGCCAGCAAGTCCATCGCGACACTCACCATATCACTTTGTACGTCCTGCTCATTAGACTTAGTGTCCTCGCTTACATGAATGAGATCGGCGAGAAACATTCTATAACTAAGAGATGAAGAATGTCCGCTGAGACTTATACTTCCGCTCACATCTTGCAAACAGACCGCAGGGTACAGCACTCCCTTGTCAGCAAAGAAATCAGTTACGAATCCCTTTTTGAACGTTCTGACTTGCTTGTGCCCCAGTGCCAGCGCTTCGATTCGTTTGACAACATTATTCAAAGTCATACGCTAAAGTGGTTTTGTTTTTATTTTTACCTATTAGCATCATGCTGAGCGTTGTCCTTTTAATTCCAATACTTGCAGCCGCTTCCTTAATTGTTCCGTAAACCCGCCCCGATGAGGTACATTTTATCTTTTTTGCTTTCGGGTGTTTTGCCGAATCAATTCCGTGTAAATAACATTTGCAACCCTTCTTTGCTTCGCTATTCTTTCTATTATGCTCATCAGACTTTTTAACTCCACGCAAAGCTGCGCTAATATTTTTTTTATGAACCTCTGTTTTCTCTTTCCCTTTATTCCTTGTATGCCCGATGTTATGTTGTCGTAAAATATCTTTTACATGGCATGGCATTACATGACCTTTTGAGGCTGCCCCAATTTTAATCCTGCTTTCTATAGAATGACGCCCACGACTGCCAGCTTCTTTCAGATTCATCAATTCGATTCCGACGCTCCTGTATAAATCCATATAAAGCTGCTCATAGTCATCTAAAACCTTGCTAGATGCATCAGCAGGTAACTCATGTATTATCTCAAAGGTGTGAGACGCCACCCCGTACTTCAATAGAGAGTTGCGGAGCTTGTAGCTTTTGCTGCTTGGATATAAATGAACCGCCCACCGCCTTATTACATCTGTGCTTTGACCGATGTATACTTTATTATTTGGACTTGTTATTTTGTAAATTCCTACCATTCAAATCTTTTTTTGTAAAAGAATTTTTAACTACAACTTGCTCCTTGGTTATCTTTTCCAGATAAGCAGTCAGTCGGGCTTCGTTTTTTTTGTTTGGCTTCTTCATATTAATCGTGATAGGGTTGGCCGTTAAAACCGCCAGGGTTACACCAAGGATTATCCTTGCAATCATCACCCAGGTGTATCGGCATGGTGAAGTTTCTTTGCTCAGGCGTTATCGTATCTACTGTGCTGCCAGGGTTAACATACTCTCGGTATTTTTGCAGGCGTGAGCTCTGATCAACAAGGAATAGTTTCATCCTATTTGCATAGTATTCGCCTTTGTTTTTGTAGCGGCCTGCCAAATCAATCAACTCACTCATGGTTGGCATATCTGTATTCTCACCTACTTTACGTACAACTCCTTTATTCCATGTTTGAAAACTGATATCAACCTGCAGTTCAGATTTCACGAACCAGATCAGTGTGTCAATTAGATATTCATCAATCAAGTATTTATAATCAGCATTGCCGGCATCAGTGATTGTTCCGTTATCAATTAAAGTTTGCAGCTTGTCAAAAAGAGCCGAACCGAGTATCGGTTTTACAAAAGCATCCTGCACATACTTTATATGCGGATAAATGAGCTTAGGATCTACATTATCGTGTATGTCTGTTCGCTCTTTGAGTATGTCAACCGATATTAAGAGTATGTTCTTGCTCATTGTTATTTCTTTTTGACTACGATATTGGATTGCCATCTGTGCCGGCACTCGGGTTTCTTACCCCACCAGCCACCTTTTCGGTCCCATACGCTGTAGCCAAGGCGTAACGAAATTGCTTCTATCTCGGCGCGAGAATACAACCGGTCTAGTTCAATCATTTTTTTGCAGAAGGGTCGAGTAGTTGCAATTACAGCGGGGCCGATGTTTGGCTTCACCTCGTAGCTGTATTTAACCATCACTTGAACAGCTGGCGATTTCTCTATTGGCGGCACCAGATCAACGGCCTCTGGAATAGTATGTGAAATGATTTCATCTTCGCCTATCATTTCAGCAGATCGTTCCAGTATTCCACGTTTAACAAGGCTTGCCAGTTTCGAGGTTACGTACTTCTTAGTTTGTTTAATTGCAGCTGCAATAACTTCGGGTGTTGCTTTGGGATCAGTCTTTAATAGGTCAAGTATTGCTTGTTCAGTATTAGTAACATCGAGTGTCTTAAATGCTTCCTGAATAAAGACAGCCTCGTCTTCTTCAGCTTCGAGATCAGAGCTGAAACAAACCTTTTTAGTTTTGATCACCTCGTAATCTTCCCGGCTGTCTCCGTATTCATCAAATACGTCGGCGATCATTTCCTCTTCGTCAATGGCTGACATAGCCGCAGGTTGAATTCCTAGTATTTGGTTAATCTCATTATCGCTTAATCCAAGTCCCGACCTAAGCAGAATCTTTGCCATTGCTTCGGTTATTTTTCCTTGGCTGTATTTTCTAACCACACGCTCAACGTGCTGTAATTGTTTGGCTGAAAGGTTGGTGAGAATTGAATTGATTGGCAATTCTGGCTCATCGCTATCTAATGTAGGCTGACCAATGGTTGATGCTGTACCATCGGGCTGAAGTATTGTATCGCCACCGGCAACAGGTGGTAACCCAGCCAAACCCCTTACTTCGTTATCTGTTAATTTTTCCAGCAACTTAGTTGCAACCAATGGGCTCATACCGTTTATGGCGTTGAGTGTTTTGGTGGCTGGTGAATCAACGGGCTTTTCGGTAATTGGTAAACCGAGCTTTTCGCGTATATCATCAGGCGAGACGGCCTGCGCTAATAAACTTTCTGGTATCTGCCAGCCGATCGGATCAGTCGGCCTCAGCTCATACTTACCAGGGTGGCCAGAGAACGAAAGCAGATAAGTAACTTCTTTATCAAAAGCATTTGCTTTCGGCTTTGCGTATGTAGACTGAAATAGTTCATAGGAAGATTTCAGTTCGGTGTTTCCACCCAACTGGCCCTCTGTTTTTATACCAAAGAGCATTGGACTCGTTACCCGGTGGCCGCTGAATATTTCCTGCTGGCAGGTCTTGTTCAGTTCGATCATGTGCTTGTCAAGGTCAGTAGCCGACAGGTCGTTTACCTCGACAGATTTCGAGGCGTTCACCTGGTTGAATACTAATAAGAACTTTCCCGCATTTTCGGCGCCAGCGAACTTCTTCGCCATCCTGTGTTCAATCTCCCTCTTCTTATCTTCAGTAGGCTCCCCGTTAAAGAACTGAATCATTTTACTTGGCGTCATCCCGTTACGGATAGCAGAGAGATAGTACTTACTGATCTCGATATCAGTCTCAATAAAGTTGTTGCTACCTATGTACTCGGGAAGTGGATAATACCTGGTTTTTGGCCGGTACTCATTGTAGGCGTACATCTGAGATCCTATCGGGTAGTTAGGATTAAAAGCGGGCATGAATATTTCTTCATCACGGTTATTCTGATCCCAGCACTCTTTGAAATAGTAACCGCCATTCTTCCCTACACGAATTGTTGTATAATCAACGTGATAGATCTCTGCCACCTTTCGGGCTGCATTCCAGATTATTTCCCAGCGGTAACCGCCATATATTTCAATATCAAGAATTGACTTCTTGGCTATGTCGTTCAGCGTGTCTCCTAGCCGATTAACAATTATATCGCCATTCTCGTACCCTTCTCCGAATATGTAAAAAGCTTTTCCACCAATGATGGCGCCATGCTTTGCGGACTTGTTGAACAGATAAGTTAGGTAATCGGGGTAGTCATCATCAGCGCCATACTTAATGTAATCCTTATTTCGAGACTCTTTGAAGACCGGTATGCGACTGTCGGCGAACTTCAATACAAGGAACTCGGGCGTTGTATCAACAGCCTGGGCGTTGCTTTGTGTTATAGGAATTACGTTACTATCCATTATATGCCTTGTATGATGTTGTAGAATTATATTGACCGTGTGCGAACTCTGCCGCCCGGTCAAGTATTAGTTTGCCTTCTTCTAATAAGTCGCCGGTCAAGGTTGTGTCTGTATTGGTGCTGCTGTCTTGCTCATATACTTTATAATGCCATTCACCTGTTGGCTGATCCTCGAATACATCAGCAGCGTCAATAGTGAATTGATTGTACCGCTCAGGGTAGTCGCTCTCGTCGTCGGTCTCTGATTTCACAAAAGCAACCACATTCTTAGTCTCTACGTGGGTAAACACGAATAGATAATACGGCGTTGCCAGCGTCACAAATTCCGTGAGCGTCAAAATCATCACAGCCGTCGTATCATCCTGTTTGAATTGTAGCATCGTATCATAAATAGAAAAAGCCGCATCTTGTTTACGGATGCGGCCTAAACAGCTATGATAGAACTTATTAACCCGGTGTTTGTAGTGTGGCGATGACTGATTCTTGCACGAAGGGAGCAAGCTCTCTTTCGTTTCCAGTAAAATTTAGCGTGTACCCATTGCGATCTGCCCAGGCCGTACCGGTATCAGCGGTGCCGCCCAATACCATTAAACCATCATCACGGCCATAAAGCTTATACGTCCCGTTGTTATCTTTAACAACTGCTACAAGTTGGTTCTTAGCCAGCAACATTATTTCATTACGAACCGCCACCTGTTGTTTATTGATAATAACAGTTCCGGCTTGCGCATAGAAGTTTGTGCCATTTTGCCGATTACCGGTGATTGTTTCCGTCCAGTTTGATGTTTCTAAAACAAGTTGGTATTTACGGAAGACCTTGCCAGTTGCTTTGGTTATCGCAGTGATAGTACCAGAGCTTTCGGTATAACTGACAATATTTTCCTTCTCAATAAAGTATGCCTCTTTATTACCACCGGCACCAACGTCGCAGCCGAATGAGTAGTCTGAGGTCAAGGCGCAATTTCCTGCCATGGTAAATATTGTTAACCCCGGTTGTGAGCCGGGGTATGGTTTATACTAATTTGAATGAAACGATTTCGTCAGGGAAGCCCACCTGAACGCCTGCGCGGAAACGCATTTTGAAACGCAGGTAATCTTTGAACTGATCTTCCATCATGCTGAAGTCTTCGTAATCGCTTTCCAGGTCAGTACCAAAAACCATGTTGCTCATGCGCATACCGAACAACCGGTTAGTTCCATCCAGGCCATGTACCGCAGTGAGCAGGTAGGTGGTGCCAGGGATGTACACTTCACCGTTCTCCTGCTTAACTTCTTTGCCAGTTGGAGCGAAGTTGAACAGGTTCTGATCGGTGAATGCGTTAATGAATTTGTTGAAGGTGTCCCAGCCACAGAAGATGCGAACATCGTCTTTACCCATAATATCGGCGGGAAGCGCTAGCCATACCGAGTTAACGATTGCCTTAACATTAGCAAGGGTGATCCCGGTTGCTACCGCAATTGGGGCGCCTGATGCGATATAGGCTGAGGTGTTAGATTGAACCACACCACTGGCCGCATCGATGATCTTAATAAAACCATCGAACTTGTTCAGGTTAACATCGCCGTGGTTGGTGTCGCCTTTCCATACAGCTATTTCTAACTGCTTTGCAACAGTGTCAGCCTTTAGGTTAGAATACTCCTGCTCGAACGGCAGCTTGTTGTTGTTGGCGCCACGAGCCAGTTTATTGGCCATAAATTTCTTTTCCAGATCGGCAACGCATATATCTTCAACAACGGCGACAGTACCAACGGTAATCTGGCGTTGCGTTAAAGACGTGCTACCGCTGGCGGTACGCGTACAACCGGTGCCATCCTGGAAAATAGCATCAGTGGCTAAGATGGCTATCTTTTCAGTTGACTTAACTCCTAACATCAAGTTCCCCTCTGAAGTAATCAGGTCGATGGTCTTCCCACCGAACAGGGATTTGGTTAAGAGAATTTCTTCATTCTCTTTAACGTAGTCTGTAAGACCAGAGACGTTCAGTGAGAATTCGCCTTTTACTTTAGTGAGTTCTTTATCCATGATATTTAAGTGTTAATGTTGTTAGGCTAATGCTTTTTGTTTCTTAACAGCTTCGGCAATTTTTGCCAGCCGCTCATCTCTCGCGCTCTGCTTGTCGAACTTTTCTTTTTGCCGACCTGTAAGCGTTACTGGGTCAGCAGTTGGCAGTTCAACCAATTGCTCAACCAATTCGAACAAGCCTTTAATGGTTTCTTCGTGCTTAGTGATTGTCTTCGCTTGTTCGTCAACTTTAGCGAACGCGCTTTGCATCTGGCCAGTAGCAGCTTCCACTGCTGTCTGAAGTCCCGCCAAACTGTCTTTATAAGTTTGGATGGCTGCTTGTTCCTGACCTTTGCGGATCTCCCAGCCGAAAGAGCTTTCCATCAGGGCCTTTACCATGGTTTCCAGGTTGCCAA